GAGTTCACTAAACATAGTTGTATATTGTGACATATCATAACCTTGATGATCTAAATACTCCCAAGATTTTTGACCAACATAATTTCTAAAATCTAAAAAATCATTATCATGTAGCAATGGTGTTGAATGATATGATCTACCAAAATCACCATACTCTTTTATATATTTTTTTTCTCTTTTTCTAGCTTCAGAAATGTATTTATTAGAAGCTTGATTTAAAGATTTTACAAACTCTGGTTTATTTTCTGACCATATGGTAGTATTAAAATAATTATTTATAAACATTATCTAAAAGGCTTTCCTAAATGCCAAACAACAAGACTATATCTTGTGCCAGCGGTTACTGGTTTTACTCTATGATAAACAAAAGAAGGAAATATAATAATAGAACCTTTTGGTAATATTTCTTTACATTGTATTCTATGTTTTGATTCATCTCTCATATGTGGATCATAATTTCTAAAATCAAACTCTAATTCTCCACCTTGATACTCTGAACTATCTGTTAATTGACATGTCATAGATAGTTTTCTAATTTTACCTGTTTCTGGATGATCATCTCCTTTTTCATAAGGTTTATTATGACTATCACAATGCCAATCATAGTATTGATTTAGTTTGTATTTTGTAAATTGACAAGATTCACTTCTTTCCCAATCAAAATTCCAACCAGCATTTTTATTAGCTGTATGAACGTAAGGATGTAGTTCTTTATATATCCAAGTATCATTTAACCAAACTAAATCAGAGTTTCTTTTTCTTTTTAAATCAAATACTTCTTGTTTATTTAATTTTCTATTTCCAAAACCACCAGTTAAAGCCATAACTTCTTGATGTTGATTAGCATACTTAATTACTTCATCACAAAATTTTGGTGTTAATGCAGATTTAAAATACCAATAATAATTAGACAAATTCATAAGTTATAGTTTGAACAAAATTCAAATTGTCTTTTTGATTATTAAATAAATGATACATATTAGTTGACGGAAACATTATAAATTTATTATTTGTTAATGGTATATCCCAACTTCTTCCAGCTCTTCTGTTTTCATCATAATGTATTCTTACACTACAATCTTTAACTCTTACTCCATATAATAATGTAAAATCTGCTGAATTGCGTAAATCTACAGGATCAATATTTAATAATGGAGGTGTATTTTCTTCAGGTTTATAAATATTTCCCCATGTTATTTTGTTAACTAATTTTATATTATATTCAAGACCAATATGATCTCGAATATAAGTATTTAACATATCCCAAGTTCGTGAAAATGGAAAAGGTGAATCAGTAATATTTGATTTTAAAATATCGTCTTGTAGTTTATCTCGGTCAATATCCCAATCTTTAGGCATACTAACATCGCCAAAATATAAGGCTTGTTCGCTTAATACTTTCTTATGCACGTCACCACCTTTCTAAATCTATGCTTTCCTATCTGTTAAGTCCCAAGTTTGTCCAGCTTCATTCCAATCATATTGCCAGCTATGAGTACCAGCTTCGTTTTGTGATTGTTGTTCTGCTGTAAATGCAGGAGCATCACCAATAGGTGAATGCCATTGAGCATCAGATGTATGTTTTACCCAAGATGGATAAGGTTTTTTTGGCCAAAAAATATTATTATCTTCGTCCCATTCATAACCTATACCCGCATAGTTTCCTCTAAATGCTTTTGAATTATCACCAGAGTTATGTGTATTGTTAATAGTATTATATGAAGTTTGAATCCACATTTGCGCAGGCCAATTATTGTGTCTTTCTAAATATTGTTGACCTACTGTTTCATCTTCGACATTGTCAGCATTTAACATATCGGAATTATTTAAAGTTAATACCTGAATAACTTTTCCGTTAGCTCCTAGTTTTGCAAAATGTGCCATAATATTCTCCTTATATATTAATTTTTAAAATTAGTAAATACATATTAATTTAATACTTTAAAATTAAATGAAATTGCAATCCTTTTTTCAATAGCTGTATTTTTAGTCACAAAATGATCTAAAGTCGAGGGAAATAATAATAAATCTCCAGCTTTAGGTTTAAACCACCATCTTTTATATTGATTATATTTATTAATAGGCCATTGAAATACAATGTCTCCAGAATTTTTAGGAACTTCTATATAATATACTCCTGATAAATCTGGTGAGTTTTTTATATCAAAACAATCAACATGATCATGCATATTAGTAGATTCATTTTGTTCATGTACTTGACCCCAAAAATTAACAAGTTCTAAAGCTTTTGAATATCTTATATAAAATTTATCTTTAATAATATTAATCAATTCTTCAAATACTTTTGATTTAGGTATTATTAAATCTTCGTTTCTTGTGTCACTAATATCTTTTGACATACGATTATTTTCTTTAAAAGATTTTAAACAATCATTTTTTAAAAATTCTATATTTAGATTAATTATATTATCACGTATAAAATATATACGATGTAAATCTACTTCAATCACTAATTTTGAAATTTATATCTTATAATCACAATACCACTTCCACCTGCTCCACTTGCTTGACCAGAAGGAAGAGAGTCAGCACCGCCACCACCACCTCCAGTATTCGCTGTTCCAGATGTTGCAGTACTTCCAGTTTGAGAACCAGCACCACCGCCACCGTTACCACCAGAACCTTGAGCTGGACCTGGTTGACCTTCAGCTTGTCCGCCACCACCGCCTGCATATGCAGTACAAGAGTTATCAATTTTTATAACAGAACCTGCGCCACCATCACCGCCATCATTTGGTCTACTACCGGGACTTCCACCACAACCTGGTTGACCAGCTGTACCGTGTCCGCCACCGCCACCACCAATATTTGGATTTGGTATACCTCCTAAACCACCAGCAGTACCTTGAACAGGACTTACAGGAGGAGTATTACCTGCACCTCCTTCAGCTGCAACTCCACCACCAGGATTAGATGTTTTACCACCGCCACCACCTGAACCACCGTTATCTCCTTTTGCACCATTAGCACCTTGACAAGTAGGAGGAGTACATCCGCCTCCGCCTCCGCCGCCACCGGCAGCAGTAATTGTCGATGTACCTGCAAATACTGAATTAGAGCCATTGTCACCTTGTTTATAATCTGGTGCACCTGATTTTGCTCCACCACCAGCGCCTACTGTTACAGGATAACTTGCTATTGCAACTGGTAAACCAGTTGGTGCTGCAGCACCACCGCAAGGAGTAGGATTACAATATGTAGTAGCTGAATATATTAATCCACCAGCTCCACCGCCACCGCCACCACCGTTAGCATATCCACCAGCTCCACCACCAGCAACTACTAAATAATCTATTGAATTTGATCCGGCAGCGTTTCCTGCTGATGTAACTTGAAAAGTTCCTGGACCAGTAAATTTATGAATTTTAAAATTTCCACAAGGAGAATTAGTTACAGTTCCTCCTGTTGCAAGTACATATTCTGGTGATTGTGCTGAAGATTGTGTACCATCATCTGTTACTAACCAACCTCGTGTTGCGTCTACAAAAACTAATGTTACTGCTCCACCAGAAGTTGATAATAATGGGTTTGTAGTAGAACCATCTGATCTATCTGTACCAGCTAAATCTAATGTTACTGAATTTGTATTCCATGTACTCGCATAATCTTTAAAACCAAGTATTGCACCTGCAGATCCTGTTGGTAAAGTTACTGTAATAGCTCCACCTGTTGTGTTTACAAAATAACCTTCGCCTGCAGTTGCTGTAAAATCTGATGTTTTAATTGATCCTGGTTGCCAATTAACAGAACCTGATTGTCCAAAACCATTGGCAGTTCCTTGATTTGTTATTGTTGCACCTGATGCAATTGTTATTGTACCACCTGAAGGTAATGTAAATGTATCTCCACTATCTCCTAAAGTAGTTGTTCCACAATTTGTTCTTGGACTTATTTTATTTACTTTTACTTCACTCATAATTTACCTATTGAAATTTATACCTTATCATAACTATTCCAGAGCCACCTGCTCCACTTGTTCTTGCTGGAGAACCTGGTTGAGAAGCTCCTCCACCTCCACTACCTGAGTTAGTTGTTGCGTCATTTCCATTTGCATTTGCACCACCTGATCCACCACCACCGAATCCGCCAGCACCTCCGCTTTCACTTCCAGGATTGTTTCTTGAAGCTCCTCCGCCACCACCAGCAAAAGCTCTTGTATTACCAACTGGACTTGGATCTCCATAAGAAGGAGCACATCCTCCTATAAAGGTATCAGATACATAAGAACCATTACCACCTTTATTCGGATTTCCAGCTGAACCAGCCTCACCAGCTCCACCTCCTCCGCCACCTCTATCATCAGCTATTGGTTGAGATGCAGCTCCATTAGTTCCTTGAGCAGGACTTACAGGTGGAGTATTTCCTGTTCCTCCAACACCACCCGAGTGTCCACCGCCACCAGCAGATCCTCCAGGTTGACCTGCATTTGGAGTTGATGGACTAGGAGTAGGAGTTCCACCAGGATTTCCTGCTCCGCCAGCTCCACCACCAGCAGATGTTATTGTTGAAAAAGTTGAAACAGATCCATCATTACCTTGAGGAGAAGGAGTTCCTGGTCCTCCTGTAGTTGCAGCACCTGCGGCACCAACTACTACTGAATATCCTTGAATTGTAACTGGAAGACCATCTGGAGCAATTAAAGGCGACATTTCTGGTGCAGGAACACAACCTACAGAATTAGCTACCCTAAATCCGCCAGCTCCACCACCTCCTCCAGCACAACCTGTTGCACCAGAAGCACCACCTGCTATTACTAAATAATCTACTTTAGCTACAGGTCCTGCACCAGCAGAAACACAAAAAGTTCCTGGACCAGTAAAAATATGTGTTTTAAAATTACCGCAAGTTTTAACAGTTCCACCTGTTGCACTTATAAAAATATTAGTAGCACTTGTTGTATCAGCAGAAGAATCAGTTACTAACCAACCTTTTGTTGCATCTGCATAAATAAAAGTTAAAAAAGCACCTTCTGTATCAAATACAGGATTAATTGAAGATCCTCCATTAAAATTTGAACCATTTCTTACAACTGTTAAATTATTTGTATCAAAAGTTTCTCCATAATCTTTAACAGAAACAATTGCACCTGCACTTGGTGAAGCTGGAAGAGTCATTGAAATAGCACCACTTGTTGTATTAACCCAATAACCTTCTCCTGATA